GGTCGGTATGCGCTTCGTGCTGAAATAGCCTGAATCAAGAGTGACGGTCCTCTATCTGACCGTCAAACTTAAATCGCTGTATATGCAGCATCAAACCACTTAAAGGAAAGCATCATGAATAGCTTTAATCGTACCGTTATCGAATCCAACATTCCCGTAGCACAAGACGAATACAATTTTGGAAACGGACTCACGACAAAACAGCGTCGCGAGCAGGAAGACATTACTGCTTGGCTTGAGCTTCAAGAGGATGCGGAAATCGAATTGCTGATGTCGGAATATACCTGCAAGGCACATCGCAGTTTCCGTCATGATGACGTATGGGCCTACGATTGAGTGTAGCGTATAAACAGTAGGGCGGGAATGATGCCCGCCCTACGTGCTAATTTGGCGTCGCCTAGGCGAACATATTTTGGAATTGTTCATTCGGCACCACCTAGGCGAACATATTTGAAATTGTTCATCCTGCCGTTGCCTAGGCGAACTTATTTCCGAAAGATTTTTGACTTTGCCTTGGGAGTCCTAGAGTCGCCTAGGAATTCCTAATTTCAAAAATCAAAACCCAATTTCCTAAGTCAACTACAGCGTCATAACTACAGCGTCATAACCGACCTGTCACGGTATATTCGAACATGCGCGAACACAATCACGAATGCGCGAACATGCGCGAATAGCACATTTTAGCGAACAGAGCAAACTATTTAATTCTCAAATAATGCAAAAATTTTGCGCTTTTATGCTTTACATTATTAGCGTACTCTGTATAATGTGAAACATGCAATAACTATTGCATAGTTTGATTAACTAACTTAATAAGAGGTCATCATGAAAAAGTTTAAAGGTGAAACGTTGCAAGCTAAGGTTATCAATGCGATTCAGTCGCGCATTGAAAGCGCTAATAACGCGAATCAATCGAAGACACTAACTGCTGAATTACAGCAGTTTAGCGCAAAAAGCGCTATAGCAGCACTGCAAGCGCTTCAGAACCTTGAAGTCGACGTCGACACGCTCGCAAAGCGTATTGCGATTTCTGACAAAGTAAACCGCGACTTTGTCGCGGTTTATGCGCTTCAGAAGGTGAGAAAAACCATTTATGCTCTTGCTTTGAAGTCGAGTGCTGCACTCGACCGATATTCGTTTAGCATTTTGAAGAATCTTTGCGACCTGCAAAGGTTAGACAATCTGAACACACAAAGGGCGATATGCTCAAAGATCGAACTCGACGAGCTCGCGCAAGAACAAGCGGTTCGCGTGTACCATAACTGCGCACCGAGCACAGCGTCGACTCAAGCATCGTCGACGCGCATGATGTTAGCAGTACTTAATATTTGCGATGTTAGCAAAGGTAAGAAGGGCGATAGCATCGCATTTTCTGATAGCGCAACAAGTAAAGCTATGCAAGCGCTTTTTAACTGATTAACTAAGAAAGGGTGAAATCATGATCGTCGAGAATAAGCAATATTTTAATAAAGCGCTTCTCGACGACCTTCAAAAGAAGGTCGTCGAAGGTAAGCACGTTGTTATAGACAATAGCGTCTTTCTTGACGCTATTGTCTATGGTCTTAACACCGATCGGTCGCTATTGACCGATCACTATCTGATTTCATTTAGCGACGCTGTTATTCGTCAAGGTCGCACCGACGAATACTTTATCGTTGAAATAAACGATTGCTTTGTTGTGCTTGCGGTCGTTTATCGCAATTTTCAAAGCACGGTCGAAGTAAGGGAATTGTCGACCTTTGATTCACGCGACGAAGCAGTAAAGCGCATGGTCGCACTTGACGCTGAAGGGAGAAAATAAAATGATGTACATCAAACAAGAATTTATCAGCGACCTTCAAAGGTCAATCAATGAAGGTGAATATTTTATTGACAATCGCGCATTGCAATGCGCGATCGTTTATAACGAGCAGCAATTGCTGCCCGATCATCATGTGATTCTGTTCGACGGTAAGTCGGTCGACAAGATATTCACTGTTCGGTACTTTGTCATCAAAAACAACAACCATTTTACGTTGTTAGCGATTGCATTTAACAATAAAGACCCGCTCACTCTTGAGGTAACAGAATTGTCTAACTTTTCGTCATACGACGAAGCTATACAACGAATGATAGAGGTACCCATTTTCAGCATTGTTTAACGGTAAAGTGGTCGGGTGATAAATACCACCCGACCGATTTTGTAGCGTAGCGTAGCGAAGTCCTAGAAAACGCAAGAAGCGCTGGTGGCCCTGCCTTCCTCATTCCAGACCTCAAATATCATCCTTATACCACCAGGCCACCCAGATTCAAAACATTATCCTTATACTTCCTCATTCCAGACCCGGAATACCATCTTTATACCACCAGGGGCCAGACCCGAAATGCTATCCTTATACTTCCACGCTCCAGACCCGGAATATTATCCTCGAATACATTATTCGGCATTATCCATGCAATAAGCCCAAGTCATCACTCTGGCGTTCTTGAGGTCGGTAGCCTTGTCGTAAGTGTAGTCGATGGCGAAGCGCCACACGTCGGCATTCCTGGCACCATCCTTAATCATGCTGGAATACAGATCATAATAATGCTGCTTTGTATCGCCATTCATGCGTCCTAAATATACCTCGCCTGGCAGCATGGAAACAGTCTGACAATATTCCATGAGTGCGGCATCCTGACTGTAATCGCCGGCATGAGCAGTAAAGTTTAGAGCAGCAAAGATTGCGATTACGATGGTTTTCTTCATGTTTCTCTCCTCAAAATAAACCCCGCAATAAGCGGGGTGTGATTGATGATGTTGTAAATTATGTCACTCGCCGATGAGTGCTTCAATCTGCGCGAGCTTTTCCGGCGACAGATTCTTGAGCTTTTTGACGAGCACTTTGCTGTCACCCTTTACGACACGCTTTGCCATGAATTTACCGCCGTTGACGTTTTCAACATTGTCCAACAGAACCTCAACAACCTCACCTTGAGTCAGAACGAATTTCTTGGCAAGCGTTCGAAGTTTGTCCATGTGCTCTTTTGTCATGATTACAGTTCGCCGTACCATGCCCTTTTGTTCGTAAAAGGCTTTCGATTGATCTTGTTTCACGTTTAATTCTCCAAGTTATGTTGTGTTGTGTAGCGTTTTAATTATACGTACAACTTGTTTAATATGCTAACTTCTCACATAAAAAACGCCCCAAGTGGGGCGTCTTATTAAACAGTGTCACTTTAGACAAAGCCGATTGAGCTTCCCTCGTCTGTTTCGACGCTCTCTGAATCTTCTTGTGACGATGTAAGTAGACCGTATGGCATTTCCTTGAGCAGTAGAAGCCCAAACAAGGCGAGTGGGTTTTGAAGCACTACCAGACACACGATGATCGCGGCAACGATAGCAATATTGAGCAAAAGGGCTTGGTTCATCAGATTTTGTCCTAATTCAGCGGTGACTGATTGTGCCACTAAATAGACGACGTGTCGAATTTTGGTCGAAATCCGTATGCGCGGTAGTCAAAATCAACATCGACAATATTCTCGCCGAAACCCTCTGTATCTTTGATGATTGAGAGGCGCTGCGCGGCGTGCTGTTTGGTATAGTTGTTGAATGGATCGTTAAAGTCGACGATCAGAGCAATGTTTGGGCCAGTCTTCTTGGCCCGCAAACCGCGACCGATGCGCTGACGCAACGCAACCTCTGCCTTGCCACCGCCGGCCAACACAATCAAACCGACCGCAGGTACATCAACACCGACATCCAGAATGGTCGTACCGATCAGTACGTCAATCTTGCCCGTGGCGAGGTCATTGAGCGCTTTCTTGCGTTCTACTTGATCGTTTTCGCCCTTGATGAACGCAACGCGCAGTCCCTTTGCTTCAAACATGCGGTGAAGAATATCACCATGCTTGGTTTGCTGAATCAACACCATTGAGGACAAGCCATGCGCGGTGGCCCGCGCTACTTCTTTGATGATAGCCTGATTGCGCTCTTCGTTGTTGACGATGCCGATACGGTAGGCAGCCTGCCAACTCGTACCGCGCAACAGTTTTTCTGGTTTCTTTTTAAGGTCAATGATCTTGAACTTTGGCGTCGCTAGAATACCTCGGTCGATTAGCATTTTCTCCGTGACCTTTATCGCAATCGGGCCAGATGATGCCATTAGGCGCATGTTGGATTCTTCGTCTTCCTTCATAAACGGCGTTGCGGTCAGGGCCAGACGGTAATGCGCGTTCTTGCAATGACGCAAAATCTCGAAGTAACTGTTACCGCTCGCCTCATGCGCTTCTTCCAGAATAACGAACTCAAACTTGTCGAGCAATGCGATGGTCTGATTGCGAATGCGTATCTGTTTGTTCTGAGTCTCGATGTCGTCATCAGGACACGGTTCCTGAAGTCGGCTTATGAGAGTCTGCACCATGCCAACACTCATTTTCTTGATGAACTGATGACCTTCGGCGTTGGTGTGACCAAACTGCCCATCACCCAGCACCGAACAAGGTACACCAAGGTCTTTCTCAAACGTCTCCTTCATTTGATACATCAGAAGCGAGCGCGTAGTCAGAAACAGGGTAGGACGGTTGATGCGAGAATATGCCAAACGAGCACAGCGCGATTTGCCACCGCCTGTTGCCACTTGCGCGATAATCTGACCATGCTTCACTAAGCGCCGCATCACGTCATACTGATAATCATAGCGAGGGTCATCTGGAAAGGAGTCGATCTTGGGGTTCTCAGGGCCAAGTGGGGCCGGCAAGGGCTTGCGAACATGCCTGACCTCATAACCTTTGCGACGCAGATTTGCCGCAACAAAATGCACGAAGCCGGCAGGGAACTGACCGCTTCTGAAGTCGAGAAATGACGAGCGACCATCCCAGTTTCCCTGCTTGAAGGCCATTGAATGTTCAGCGCCTTCCACGCAGTAAGAAAGAATGCGCTGAACCTCCAGCTTCACCCGTCGGGAAGGCTGATGTAGCTTGGCATTCACGGCACTTGACGCAATTGTCACAATTTCAGTCATCTTTTGGCTTGCCTTATGTTTTGACATGGCGTAGTATAAGCCATCCGTGACTTAACCTCAACCGATGTATAAGAATCCATGAGCAAACAACTTTCCGT